TTGGATGGATCAGGTAATTTCAATGCAAAAGTCACACCAACTGGTGAAAATGCTCAGATCAGTCTAAGCGATGCGGTTTTAACGATTGCAACTAGCAATCGGGCAGCGGTTAGATATAACACCCCAACAGCCGTGTCAATCACTTGCCCCCGTCATATTTTGATGGGCGGGTTTAGGTTTTTTGGACAATACACAAAAGCCCGTGTTCCTGTGTTTAGCAGAACAACGGGCAGCCCACAAACTGTCTCTGTAACAACTGATTTAGGTGCTGAATCAACTGTTCACTTAGATGGTTGGTATGCGGTCTTTGCGTGTGCTGATAGTGGTGACGCAACACCTTCATTTAAATTAATGCCATTTTTGCGGGCGGGTGCTGTAGCTGGCTCACAAATAACATTGTGCAGTGCCGCAGAAGGCATCCATGTCAATACAGCCACCACTTATGCTTGGATATCAACCAACAACTTGGCTGGCACAGAATGTTTGGTTATTAACGAAACTGTTGATGGTCGTGCCAATGCATTTTCAGGCAGAACAACAACCATCACAGGAAACACACCCACAACAGTCACATTGACTGACATAGGTGCAATTACAACATTTGATTGGATATTGCCCGCCCCACTAGGCTTGGATCATTATTCCTACATGGGTTCGTTTTATTATGAAACGCCTGGCGATGTTCGCAACATTGGTGACAGTGGCTCACTTGTAAAAGCCAAAATGATTAACACCGCAGACCCCAATTGGTCTGCTACGGGTCAAATTGGAACAATAGCCGCCCCTGTTGCACTTCGTTTTGGTGGATATGTATGCCCATTAGCAACGGCTGTTGTTGTTAAAGACACCGCTTCTTTTAGCACTTCAGCCACAGGCACTTATGTGGCTTATTTTGACCTTGATGGGTCACAGCACATTGTGCAGACAGCTTTCAGCACAAAAGAAGCGGCAGCAACAGAAACACAGCTTATGGATGGAATTACTGTGCCATTCACTTTTAGTCAAACTTTTTATTACAGCAACGCTGGATCAATAATTGCACAGCGTTCTGGTGGAACATTGGAAATTACAGGCTGGATTGAGGTTTAAGCATGGCACAAACAGGCTTCACCCCCATCCAATTGTACTTCAGCAGTACAACCACCAATGTGCCTTTGGCGGCAAACCTTGCTAGTGGCGAGTTGGCGATCAATATCACTGATGGCAAGCTGTTCTACAAGGACAACGCAAACGCTGTCCAAGTAATTGGTTGGAAAGTTGTTCCTACTACTGCGGGCGGTACGGGTCTGACAAGTTACACAGCGGGTGATTTGCCCTATTACGCTTCAGGCACAACATTGTCTAAATTGGGAATTGGGGCTGCCAACACAGTTTTAACCTCATCTGGCACTGCGCCTCAATGGTCAACTAATTTAAATATTGGATCATTGACAGCAACATCAATTAATAATTCTGGCAATTTAACATTTACATCTACCGCACAAAAAATTACTGGCGATTTTAGTAATGGAACATGGGCCAATCGTGTTGCTTTTCAAACAACAACTACTAATGGTGCTACTCGCTTAACTGTTGTACCGAATGGAACGGGAACTGTTACGGCACTTAATTTACACGCTAACATTGATGTTGCTAACGCTAGTGTTTTAAATATAAACATGATAGATGCGTCAGAGGCGCAAATTAACTCTAACAAATCAGGCACTGGCACATATTTACCGCTTGGCATTTACACAAATAATACAAAGCAAATAAACGTAGCGACATCTGGTGATGTAACTGTTTCCACAGGCAACATAGTGCAAGGCACAGCCGCCAAAGGCATTAACTTCACCGCCAACACCCCCGCAGCTGGAATGACAAGCCAGTTGTTGAATTGGTATGAGCAAGGAACATTTACGCCCGTTGCTCAAGGCTCTAGCACTGCTGGCACTGCAACTTATTCAACTCAAACAGGGCAATACACCAGAATTGGAAACAGAGTGCTTTTTAATTTGCGTATCATTTATACGGGTGGAACTGGCACAGGAAACATGAGGGTTGGAGGGCTTCCTTTTACCTCAAACAGCGCTATGGCGGGTGCTGTTGTTAACATCTATGCAGAAAATTTAGCAGGAACTGCTCTTTATATTTTTGCTGGGCAGGTAGCGCCAAACGCAACATATATTGGAATTGACCAAGTGCCTGTTGGCGGAGGCGCTGCAATTGCTTTGGCATACGATGGCGCTGCTGACATAGCGTTATCAGGGCATTATTTTGTTTAATCAAGGAAATCAATCATGGCATTGACAAAAGCAACCTATTCCATGATCAATGGCGCGGTATTTAACGTGCTAGATTATGGCGCTACAGGCGATGGAACTACAGACGACACTGCGGCTATTACTGCTGCATATGATGCTGCCTATACAACCGCAAATGGCCCAGGCGTTATTTATTTTCCAAAAGGAATTTATAGCGTTACTTCACTTAATTTTAATGTAGCAAACGCATCTGTTCATTTTATGGGTGAGGGTCTTGACTGTTCGGTTCTTAAAAAACGTGCAGGAACTACCACGCCAGTTTTAAAACTTTATAATTTGCCAAGAAGCGTTATTATTTCTGAACTAGAAATAAATGGTGACTATCAAACGGATGTAACTTGTTTGTTATTACAAGATATTTCGCTTGTTCATGTTCACAACTGCAAAATTTGGAAAGCTGACAGACATGGAATTCATGGAGATAGTTGCCTTATTAGCACGTTTCAAGAATGTATTGTTTCTAACAATTCTTTAGATGGTATTTTGTTTACTTTGAGTGCCACACCTGGGCCAAACCCTAACGCAAATACTGTTCGAGATTGTAAGATTGATGCAAATTTAAGGCGTGGTATTTCAATTGATAACGGCAGTCTTTTAAGTATTGTTAACTGTGATCTTGAGCAAAACGGCACAGAGGGAGCTGCAACAACGGGTGCTATTTACATTTACGCCAGCATTGATGATGAAATAGGTTATGGAATGGCAACAATTGATGGTTGCTGGCTTGAAAATAATCAAGGCACTGGTATCTATATTGAGGGCGCAAGTGGCGGAAACGTATCAATTTTAAATACGCAAATTATTGCACCAGTTAGCGGTGCAAGTCTTGGTAGAGGTGTATTTACAGAAGCTGGATTACGACTGTTTTCTATTTTTAATAGTATTTGCGTTGGCGGTACTGGTACTGTTGTGGTGAACTCGGAAAACTTTTTCGCTGCAAACTGTTTTATAGGCACTCTTTCAAATAGTGCAACTAACTACACTATTAACCAAATAAAAACTACCACACTTGATAGTATTCAAAAAACCAGTAAAACAGAATATGCGTCTGTTTCAGCATCAACAGTACAAAACAATACGTTATTTCTTGACTCATCAACAAGCAAATTATCGTTTAAGGATGGTACTGGCGTAGTTAATGTTTTGTATTAATAAAAGGAAACATCATGGAATTCAATTGGACAATTAACAAACTTACAGTTGCTGAAGATAACTTAGTTGTTAAAGTTGACTTAACAGTCACTGGTACTAATGACAATTTGTTAGCTGCTGCTGCTTACACTCGCACATTAATTCGTGGCAGTAGTTTTATTCCTTACGAGCAATTAACTGAACAACAAGTTTTAAATTGGTGTTTTGAGCCTGAAGTTATAACTTGGACAGACAAAGACAACGTAGCACAATTTATTATTAAACATCTTAAAGATGATGGTGAAGCACAAGTAACTGCTCAAATTGAACGCCTGTTGGCTCAAAAAGTTGCAGAACCCGCTTTGCCTTGGGCAGCATAAGGACACAAAATGACTCAGCCAATTGACATTATCACCAGAGCCATGAAAGACATTGGCGCTATTGCCGCTGGTGAAGTGCCAACGGCTGATGAGGCGCAAGATGCTTTGGATATGCTGAACGATATGTGCGCCCAATGGTCAAATGAAAACATGATGGTTTTCTATCGATCAGAGATTATCTTTCAAACCACCCAAAACCAAGTTCAGTACACCATTGGCCCAAGCGGTCAAATGGGCGCTACCTTTACAGGCTCAATTGCGGGAACAACTTTGACAATCCCCGCCAATGGCGTGACTGCGGGTGGTGTCAATATTGGCATGACTTTGAGTGGGACAGGCATTACAGCGGGAACTCGCATTGTGGCGTTCCAAACGGGCGCTGGTGGCAATGTAAACGAGGGCGGCACATACACTGTCAGCCCAAGCCAAACAACGGCAAGCACAACGATTACAGCCTACTATGAGCGACCTCTGACGATTGAATCAGGCTTTGTTCGTGTGGCGACTGTGCAAGGCGGCTCAAACATTGCGGGTGGATACTTAGACTATCCCCTGACAATTTTTAGCCTTGAAGAATACGAATCCATCGGCATCAAGCAATTGAATGGCCCTTGGGCTAAGGGTATTTACTACCAACCCTCAGAACTGTTGGGAACGATCTATGTTTACCCCAACCCTTCTCAGGGTGAGTTGCATTTGTTTACTCAGACCATCTTCAGGGAATTTAACAGCCTGAACGACACCATCCAACTGCCACAGGGTTACAACATGGCTTTGCGGTGGTGTTTGGCTGAAAGACTGTTGCCCATGTTTGGCAAGGTCAATCAGATTCAAATCGGCATGATCAATGCGTATGCCGCACAAGGCAAGGCAACGATCAAGCGCACCAATATGCGCCCTGTTCAGATTGCACGATACCCTGACAGTCTCATGGTGGGTCGTGCTAAAGATGCTGGCTTCATCATGGACGGAGGCTTTAGATAATGGCAGACTTTGGCTTTGTCGGCACATCCTACACCGCCCCATCGATCTACCAAGACGATCAGGAGTGCATCAATTTCTTTGCTGAAATTGATCCTACTAAGCAAGCGGGTGAACGTGGGATTGTGGCGCTGTATCCAACGCCAGGTCTTACCCTGCAAACCCAATTAGTCCAATCTGAAGTTCGTGGGCTTCACACCATGTCGGGTGAAACCATCCTGATTGCGGTGGCGGGTAATATTGTTTACCAAGTCAATCTTTCAATGGTGGCAACCCAGATCGGCACTTTGACTACCACAACGGGTCAAGTTATTATTTCTGACAACATCACCACTGTGGATGGCTTGATTGCCTACATTGTGGATGGCCCTAACCGATATACATGGGTTGCCGCAACCAACACATTTACCACTTTGTCGCCATTAGATGGCCCCTGGCAAGGTGCATCTGTGGTTGATGTGATTGACAACTACAACATTTATAACG